AACTGCTAAAGCATCCTAAAGTATCGCTGGAAATAGCTAAATTCCAAGGTAAAAGGCTGGCGAAGTTGGATATCACGGCAGAGAGAGTCCTCAACGAGTTGGCTTTGATGGGGTTCGCCAACATGAAGGATTTCATGACGGTGGACGCGAAAGGCCAGCTCGCCGACTTTGATTACGCCAAGCTCACTCGTGATCATGCGGCAGCCATCCAAGAGATTACGGTGGATACGACCGGAGGGGCCGGCGATGGAGAGCGCAAACTGGTATTGCGGACCAAGTTCAAGTTGGCACCCAAGCGCGAGAGCCTAGAGTTACTTGGGAAGCACCTGAGACTATTTACAGACAAACTAGAGGTTTCGGGGTCGATAACCCTGGCGGACGCGATAGCGGAGGCTCGCAAGCGGGCTAAGGCATGAAGGGCGGTCTTGCAGAGGAAGAGCTTGAGTTGGCTTCCGACGTTGGAAGCTACTCGCTTGACCCTGTTGGGCTGACTAAGTACGTGTTCCCGTGGGATTCAGCCAAACTGAAGGCTCCCGGCCCGCGAACATGGCAACAGGAAGAGCTTGAGGGTATCAAAGCGCACCTGGCCGACCCAGAGACACGGTATCAGCCTTACCAGATTGCTGTGGCAAGCGGACATGGTATCGGCAAGTCTGCGCTGATTGCGATGGTGATTGAGTGGGCAATGAGCACCTGCGAGGACTGCAAGATCATTGTTACAGCCGGCACAGGTACACAACTCGCCACTAAGACAGTCCCCGAGGTCCAGAAGTGGTTTAGATTGAGTATCAATCAGCACTGGTGGGACATCAACGCAACGTCGATCCGGGTGAAAGATCCTGAGCACCAGGCAATGTGGCGTGCTGATTTCATCACGTGGGATGCAAAGAAACCGGAAGCGTTTCAGGGCGCCCACAACGAAGGCAAGCGCATTGTGATTGTGTTTGATGAGTCCAGCTCAATCGATGATGTAATCTGGGAGGCGATTGAGGGGGCGCTGACCGATGAAAACACGGAAATCATCTGGATTGCCTTCGGGAACCCCACACGAAACGTCGGAGCCTTCTACCGCGCCATTACCGGAGCAAACCGCTGGCATAAGCGTCAAATTGACTCTCGCACCGTCGAAGGGACCAACAAAGTACTACTGGATTCACAGATTGCGGAGTGGGGAGAGGATAGTGATCGAGCTCGTGTGCGCATCCGTGGGGAGTTTCCACGTGGTGGCAGTACGCAATTTATCCCCGGCGACATCGTTGCGCAAGCGCGTAAGCGGGTGGTGGATGGATATCAGTCGATGCCTGTCATTCTGGCGGTGGATGTAGCCAGATTTGGGGATAACCGCTCTGTTATCTTCAAGCGGCAAGGGCGTAAGGCTGAGATATGCGGCGGGAAAGCCAAAGGCGTGTTCTATGGGATGGACACGCAGAAGCTGGGCGGGATGGTTCAGGAGGCTATCGACCGAGAGAAGCCGGACGCGGTGGTGATTGATGGCGACGGCATTGGTGGCGCTGTGTACGACTACCTGAAGGCTCGCGGCTATGATCGTAAGACGCTGCTGGTGGAGTTTCATGGCGGGATTCCAGCGAGTGACCCTGACAAATACCTGAACAAGCGTGCAGAAGTGTGGGGAGACACGCGGGATTGGCTGGAAGGTGGGCAGATTCCCGACGATCCAGAGATTGAGACTGACTTGACTGGGCCTGACTATGGGTATCACCCAACGCGTGGGTGTATAGTGTTGGAGAGCAAGGACGATATGCGTAGCCGCGGAGTAGACAGCCCAGACTTCGGTGATAGTCTTGCTATGACATTCGGAGTGAAGGTTGCACCACCGAAACCGAAGATACCAGCACCAAAGTCGAGACCATCGGCATGGGGATGAGATGAAACTAGACGCTGCAGCTCGCAAACACATTCCAGCCAGCAAGTTCGCATTGCCTGGGCGACGCTTTCCGGTTGAGGATCGTGGTCATGCGGTAGCAGCCAAGGCCCGCGCAACGCAGGGGGTTGATTCTGGCTCGCTGTCAGAGTCGCAGGCCGAGACGATCAGGCGCAAGGCTAATAAGGTTTTGGGCAAATAGATGCCTTACGAGTCACTAGCGCAGGAGCGGTATTTCAATGCCAATCGCGGTAAGCTAGAGGCTCAGGGTGTAGATGTGGACGAATGGAACGCAGCATCCAAGGGCAAGAAACTACCTGCCCGCAAGGAGAACAAAGTGGCAGAGGAAAAGAAAGAGCATCGCGAAGTCCGCAAGATTGAGATTGAGCCGTCCGAGAATGGCGGATTTACCGTCACTCACCACAACAAGCCGAAGATGAGCAAGGACAGCAAGGCTCATTCTGGCATGAGCATAGGCTACGAAGAGCCTGAGCATCATGTGTTTGGCAAGGGTGAAGGCCATGAGATGCTGGCGCACGTCGCCAACCATCTGGGCATTGACGAGAAGGACGGCGAAGAGAACGAAGACGGCGTAGGAAAAGACGGCGCGGAGGACTAATGGCTTGGACTGCGCCTAAGATCGCCTCAATGCTGCAGCGGATGCCGAGTTCGGCATGGAAGCCTACGCCCACTCAATTCAAGACCACCAAGACCTCGCCTCGCCAACTTGGAAGCATGGAGAAGTCCGGTGTCAAGTGAGACAATGCAGGCCGAAAGTAGCCTCCGCAAGCTGATGCGGCTGGCCCCTTCGATTCGTGACCATAAGGACCTGGAGACGAAGCTGACGAGCGCGCCGCCGCATTTGCGGGAGATTATCTATGAGGCTGTGCGGCCCTTCCTGAAGTTCAAGGCTAAGCCGATGGACAAGTACATTGTGAGCGCAAAGCAGATGGCTGAGCGCGAACGGCTGCCAACGATGGATGAGAAAGGCAACCTGCACGAGTTTCAGGCTGTCGAAGTGCTTGTTGCGAAGGAAGTTGCGACCAAGACGCTTACCTTGACCTGCCACGTATGCCACAAGACGGAGCAATTCTTTGCGTTTGGCCGAGACACGAACGTGGATGTGGTGATGAAAGCGCGCGTCAGGGGCTGGATCTACAACTACAAAGCGGAGAAGCCGCATGAGATTTGCCCGGAATGCCCAACTGAGTTGCGGGTGGTGAACTAATGGCCGAGAAAGACCTCGATCTTGGAACCGCCAACGAAGAATTGCTAAAGCGGATAAGGCAGCGGTATCGGTACGGAATGAATCGGTGGAAGCATAACCGCACCGAAGGCCAACTCAACATGCGGTACGTGGCTGGCGATCCTTGGAGCGAGGAAGACAAGCAAGCCCGCAAAGGCCGTCCTACCGTCTGTCCAGACGAGCTGAACCAGTACATCAACCAGGTAGTGAACACAGCACGGCAGAATCCCCGTGGCATCAAGGTTGATCCAGCCGGCAGCGATGCGACGGAAGAGCTTGCTGAGTACCGCGAGAACCGCATTCGGGCGATTGAGTACGCGTGCAGCGCTTCCCAAGTCTATATCTGCGGTCTACAGGGAGCGGTGGAGCGGAATATCGGCTATTGGCGAGTCACCAGGGCGTATGTCTCGGACGACTCCGACGAACAGGAAATCCTTGTGCTTCCTGTCCAAAACCCTGATTCGGTGCTAATTGACCCTGACTACAAAGAGCTTGACGGTTCGGACATCAAGTGGGCGTTTGAATTGGACAGGATGCCTCTGGAGGAGTTTGAGGCCGACTACCCAAATGCGGAGAAGCGGTCATTTGTAGCCGATGATTTTGGAGATGACGCGAGCTATTGGTGGGATGGGAAGTCGATTTTGCTGGCTTCTTATTGGGAAGTCAAGACCAGCTATAAGAAGGTTGGGAAAGCTGATCGCCAAGTACAGTCGCGCACGGTTCAGCAGTATGTTACCAATGGGGTAGAGATTCTACGCAAGGGAGCGGTGCAGCCGGGACCGTATATCCCGATTGTGCCGGTGTTTGCAAAGGAACTGTGGGTGGACTATGCCGATGGTGGGGGGCAGGCAGAGCGTGTGCTGATTTCGCTGGTATCTCTGGCGCGCGATCCTCAGAAGGCTCTCGCCTACGTGATGAGTTCGATGCTGGAGAATTGCGGACAGATTCCGAAATCATCGTTTATCGGTGCGGTTGGGCAGTTTGAGACAGACAAGGACGCTTGGGACACGCTGAACCAGCAATATCACCCGTATTTACAGTACGACATGATCGTGGATGCAGCGAACAATCCACTTCCAGCTCCGCAGAGAACGCCACTGACACCTGATTTCCAAGCCTACAGTGTGGGTGCCGACATCTGCAGGCGAGCAATTCAGGCTGCAATGGGCATTTCACCATTGCCGACGGCAGCGCAGCGTCAGAACCAGAAGTCCGGAACGGCGTTGGAGAAGATTCAGTCTGAGCAGGCCGTGGGAAGCTATCACCTTGTCGATTCATATGATCGCGCAATCAAATTGACTGGCAGAATCATCAACCACTGGCTCCCAGCGACGGATGTAGGGGAAACCGATAAGCCGGTACGGTTAGCTGACGGAAAACACAAGCTCGTTACGATCAACACTGATTCCACAATGACCGACGATACCGATCCAGAGCACCCATATCACTTCCCCATTGCTGACGACAAAGGCCGCTATCAAGTCACAATCAGTGCCGGTCCGTCGCATGAGTCTCAGCGCGAAGAGGGCAGCGAGTTCGTCGATACATTGCTTGAGAACCTTCCGCAGATGGGATTTCTTACACCGCAACAGCATGCGCAGATTGTGGCGCTGGGAATCCGGCTGAAACAGCTTGGACCCCTTGGCGACCAGATGGCGGACATCATCAGCCCGCAGAACGGTGGAGCGCAGGCGCAGTTGGGCCAGATGCAGCAGCAAGCCGCCCAAATGAAGCAGCAGATGGACGAGATGAACGGAACTTTGCAGAAGCTTATGCTTGAGCGTCAAGGCAAGGTCATCGAGATGAAGGCCAAGCAAGAGCTTGAGATGATGAAGCACGCGGTGGAGATGACCGAAGCGGACAAGGACCGCGAAACGAAGCTCGCTGTTGCCGAGATTGGTACAAAGGCGCAGATGACGACCGAACGTGAGGGCATGGTGCATGATTTGGAGAGCCAGTTCCATGATTCTGCTCACGAAGCTGCTATGCAGGCCGTAGACCAGCAACATCAGCAAAATATGGGCCAACAACAGGCTCAGCAGCAGTCTGCTCAATCAGCGCAGGATGCTACTCAGAATCAGCAGCAACAGCCAGAAGAGCCACCCACTTCTTAGTCTTGTACTTTCCACGAGGGCCGTTATGACGATTGAATGCTTGCTCGGACTTTGTAGCCCAACGGCAGTTGCCGGGCTCATAGTTGCCGTCATTGTCGATTCGATCAATGGAATGCTGGGATGTAGGCCTGTGGCCCATATCTGCGAGGAAGGTCTCGAAACTTTGGATCCAACGATCACACACCGATATACCCCGGCCGCCATAGCGGTGGAAGTTCTTTATTTTCGGGTTGGAGCATCGAGTTTTGATATCAGTCCATGTTCTGTATTCAGCTATTCTTCGGCATCCATGAGTGAGAAGCCGTCCTCTGGAAAGTTCGGAATTGAGGCACCCGCAGGATTTAGTAGTACCCCGAGCAAGGCATTCTCCGCGCACCGTGATATCATTTCCGCATTCGCAAGAACAGAGCCATGTAGTTTTCTTGCCGAGTGGTGTAGAGGTATTTATTACAGTGAGTCTTCCGAATCGCTGTCCGACGAGATTGATCTTCTTCATGTGGATTATTGTAACGCATGAAGTAGCAATAATGTAACTTTCGTTCGCCTAACGTAAAAAGGGCAGGAGCAACCATGAGTGATACAGCGACAGCCGTAGCGGAATCGCAATCCGCGCCAGTGGTTGAAACCATCGCATTACCGAAGAGTGGCACTTCCGAATATGCGGAGTGGCGCGTCAACGGTGAAATACCAAAGCCGAAGACGGAATCGGCACCCACGGTCGAACCAGGCGAAGCGACCACGCCAAGGCAGCAGGAGACACCGACACGACCAAAGCCTAAGACCGCTGAACAGAGGATTGCCGAGCTCGAATCGACCATTGAGAAGATTCGCAAGGGAGCCAATCTTGAGGGGAAAAAGCCGGAACCTCAGCCGGCAAGCGATCCGAAGCCAGTGCAAGCAACGCGCCCGAAGCCGACAGTGGATGGCAAAGGTTCAGACGGGAAGCCTTATGCAACATACGAGGACTTTACCGAGGATCTAGCCGACTGGAAAGCCGAACAGCGCGAAGTTGCCGGAGAGCAGCGCAGAGCAGTTCAAGCGCAGCAAGACGCACTGAAGGCTGAAGTAGAAAAGGCTCGTGGCCGGTATGACAATTTGGATGAGGTGATGTTCCCGACATTGAAGGCGATTACCGAGGCGAAAGTTGCTCCGGTCATCTCCCAGATGCTCAACGATTCGGAAGTTTTGCCAGATTTGCTCTACACCATTGGAAGCGACAGCGACGAACTCGCGGCATTCGTGAAGATGGCACAGACAAGCCCTGGCAAGGCAATCCGGTATCTGGCGGTAACAGAGAACCTCATTCGAGAGGAACTTGATAAGGCGAGCCGTCCAACCCCTGAAAAGGGTGAAGACGGGAAATTCGTCAAGGAAGAGCCTGTCGCTCCTGCAAAACGTGGACCTGAAAGCGCACCGGAACCTCCTATCGAGATTGCCAGCCGTGGGGCTGGTGGTGGCGACGCGGCGGCTACGGCACTTTCCGCAATTGAGCGTGGCAATCCCAGCGCAGTCCGAGCCTGGATGCAGGCAGAGAATGCGAAGGATCTACGCCGCCGACGTGGAGTGTGATAAGTGGCAAACAATTTTCTCAACACGCAATGGGTATCGCTGAAGGTACTGCGGCTTCTGCTGAATAAGCTGATTGTTGCGGAATACTTCAACCGTTCATGGGAGAAGGACTTCAAAAAGGAGTTCGCACCCGGATCACAGGTAACGGTCAAATTCCCCCAGCGCTTTACCGTGACGAACGGTATGGGCTATGAACCGCAGGGGATCAACCGCTTGCAGACCGCTGTCAATCTTGACCAGTGGATGCAGGTAGCTTTCGAGTGGGACGACTACGAAGTTGCCGTCCGGCTGGAGCGCTCGGAGGAGGAGCTTGAAGAGCAGTATTTCGAGCCGGCCGCCGCTGCTCTTGCTCAGGAATGCGACTCTCGTTGCGCTCTGTGGGCTTCGCAGAATGCCAGCATGACCGTTGGCGCTCTCGGAACCGATCCAACGTCCGTGACGACTTACTATACGGCCCGGCAGCGCATGGAAGAGAATGCGGCTGGCGTGCTGGGTAAGCGGGCAATGCTGATTTCGTCGAGCATGATGACGACTTTGGGCACCAACATCACCACCATATTCCACCCAGCCGACGAAATCACGAAGGCATGGAAAGAGGGCGTGATTGGTGAACTCGGCGCGTCGATGTTCTACGAGTCGCAGTCGCTATGGTCGCACACAGCTGGAACATGGGCCGGTGCTGTCACGGTGTATGGAGCGAACCAGAGCGGCACATCGCTTACGGTTAGCTTCACTGCTGGCGATACGGTTTCGATTGGGGACAAGTTCTCCATCGCCAACGTCAATCTCGTCAACCCGATGACGCGGCGCATTCCCGGCAAGCTCGCACCCAAGGTGTTCACCATCACGCAGGCTCTTACGGCTGTTGGTGGGAACGCGGATGTGATCAACTTCCTGCCTCCCATCTACGGGCCCGGCTCGCAGTATCAGAACGTCGATGCGCTTCCAGCAAGCGTAGCGGCTTTGACGCTGTGGCCTGGTACGACTGCACCTAACGGAAAGGTTGGTACGCTCGGCCTGAATCTCACTCGTCAAGCCTTTGCTATCGTCGGCGCAAAGTTGTATGTGCCGAAGGCGGTAGAGGAAAGCGGGACAGCGCAGGACCCTGACACCGGATTGTCGGTGCGCAAGGTCAAGGCGTGGGACCCCGTTCGGTCAGTGCAAGTCAACCGCATGGACTCACTTTTCGGTTTGGGCAACCTCTACCAGGATAACGGAGCTGTAGTTGTAGCAGGTGCGTGATACCATGATATGATGGTCGTAGCCGTAAAAGGAGCGGCCATCATGGGTGGTATGAAAAAGAATCTTGAAGGCAAAGTTTTCGGGAGGCTAACAGTGCAATCCGTATCAGCAGCTCGGGATAACACTGGAAGCATCATGTGGAATTGCTTATGCGAATGCGGAAACACTACTTTGGTATGTTCCCCCTCTCTTCTGAGAGGAAATACCAAGTCTTGTGGATGCCTCAATAAAGAGCGTTTTCATAACCGAAAGCATGGCTTATCTAACCACAAGCTCTATTCAGTGTGGGAAGGCATGATTCAACGTTGCTATAACCCCAAAGACAAAAAGTATCCGATGTATGGTGGTCGCGGCATCCAGCTTTGTGAAGAGTGGCGGCAGAACTTCCAGGCATTCTATGATTGGGCGAAAGAAAACCGCTATGAAGTCCTAAGTGGCGATGCTAAACTCTCAATCGATAGGATCGACAATGAAAAGGGCTATTCTCCTGATAATTGCCGCTGGTCTACCTACTCGGAACAAAATGTAAACCGGCGACCTTACTACCATGTAACAGAACACGGTGTCAGGAGAAATTGATGTCAAACAACGCTAACCAAACCATCCCCTCCGTCGCGGTACCTGTGATCCCGAGCTTTACGCCTCAGGCACAGGCACAGTTTTTCTCCAACCCCATCACTGAGATCTTCACGATTGTGAATTACGCGACGGGCCTCATAACCCTGCTGTTCTCCGATTTGCTGGGCGGATTCATCATCCACACCGCAAACACGGCATTCAGCGATACCCTCCCCACTGCGGCACTCCTTGTTCCTCAGATTCAAGGGGCGCAGGTAGGGACGTGCATCTTCTTCACGATTCGCAACAACGGCACCGCCACGCTGACCATCGCGGTTGGTGTTGGTGGAACCGCGAACACGGGAGACACCCTGACGATCACTACACTCAACCAGCGCACCTTCATGCTTCAGGTGACTGCGACGGGTGATGCGTACGGCAACGGTGCAACATACACGCTCTACAGCCTGGGCTCGTTGGCGTACTAACTCAAAGGGCGCATCTCTTCGGGGGTGCGTCCAGCTTTTCAGGAGACGTTATGGACTTTCAGGAATATCCAAAGATGGTGTACCACCCCGAGTACACGACCGAGCACCACAAGATTGCTATCGCGCACACTCCTGAAGAGGAGCAATCTTTCGTCGACCAAGGCTACAAGCTGAGTCCTGCAGACGTATGCCAGTATAACGGCGAGAGTCGTGCGAAGTTCATCTCGCAACTGCTTGCGGCGAAGATTTTGCAGGAAGCGACGGTCAGCCAGTTCGTCTCGCTTTTGGACGAATATGACCATTCCGAAGACAAGCCGTGCGATGGATCGGGAACTGAGCGGTACCAGGACAAATGGGACACCGGCTTTTCGCAGGTTGGCGATCCTTACGGGATTCAGGCTGAATATGTGAGCCAATCGCCAAACCCTGACGCTGCGCTGCCGACGCAGGCAGAGGCGGACGCGATTGTTGCCGAAGACAAGCCAGCGGAGTAGTTGTGCCGATACCGGAACCGGGCACGTATCGCCCACTGAAGTTCATCCCGCCGCCCGGCGTAACCGAAAAACAGGCCAAGCAAGATCAACTTGCAGCCTGCTATGGAGTGACCATGCCAACACAGCAGTTATCTGAATCTGAAATCTCTACCATGCGTCAGCTTCTCGCCCAGCATGACTCGGGAGCGCGGAAGATGACTATCCACGACCTCAACAACCCTCCGAAGGCGCAGTACCGCTACCAGAAGTTCCCAATGATGGTCTACGACTTGGAGCACAGTTACCCGTCTCGCGACGAGCAGAAGCCGAAGCCGAACAGTCTAGGCATGGAAACGGTGCATGTTCCTGCGAAGGTTGTAACCAAGATCGTGGAATCGGAAGAGGGGTTGCAGGAAGCCGTCGCTACCGGATGGAGCACAGAAGCTCCGACGTTCACAGAAGAGCGCCACGAGCCTCTGAGCGCACAGTATGCGAATGAAGCGAGCCGCGTGGACGACCAGATCGAGGAACAGCGCGCAAAACGCGCCTACAACCGCAAGGTGGCGTAAGTGACAGCGAACTCCATCACCGTAACCGCTCTTTCGCTCATCAATGCTGCTGCCCAGGAAATCGGCGCATTGGCGAGCGGAGAGCAGTTGTCGTCTGATGACCAGGCGTGGGTGTTGCAGAAGCTCCAAAGGGTTATCGACACCTACAACGCCAAGCGGACGATGGTGTATGCAAACCTTTTTAGCGCATTCACTCTTACCGCGAATCTAGCCCCGCAAACCATTGGACCGACTGGAACTTTTGTTCTCAATCAGCGTCCGGTGGAGATTCCATCGATTGGCCTTGTGCTGAATCCCGGTGTAAATCAAGTGGAGATTCCGCTCAACAAGCGGGATAAGGATTGGTGGGCTGCACAACTCGTAAAGAACGTTACCTCCAGCGTTCCGACGGATTTTTACTATGAACCAGACTGGCCGAATGGCTCGATTTACTTCTGGCCGGTGCCGAATCATGTCAATGGAGTGTTGATTCAAACGCGGGGAGTTATCGGCCAGATGCCGACGGCAGCCGCCACGTTCACAATGCCTCCTGGGTATTGGGACTGCATCGCATACACGCTGGCAATTGCGCTTTGCCCGTCGTTTGAGCGGCAAGCCAGCCCTGAGTTAGTTGGACTCCAGAAAGACGCTCTGCGCGCTGTCCAGAGCAACAACATCTTCTCTCCGAAAGCGGATACTGGAGATGCTGGAATGCCTGGAGTGGGTTCTCGCGGCGGCTTCAATTATGTCTCAGCCCAGCCGGGTGGGAGCACGAAGTGAGGATCGGATTCGTCGGAGAAAGCTACACGGCGGGGTCAACGTCGGTCGCAGACGAGGAGGCGATTAATCTCTTTCCTCAGTCGGTAGAATCTCAAGCTGAGATTGTCCCAAATAAGGCATACGGTGGGGAGTCAGCTGCTGGCCTAAAGGCTTACTTCGGAACACCTGGACTCTCGATCTTCTCCGCAGACACAAACGGCGGCCCTTATCGCGGTAACTGGTGGACGGGCAGCCGCCTGTTTGGGGTAGACGGAGACACCCTCTATGAAGTTTCATCGACCGGCGTTCGGACTGCGATTGGCTATGTTGGCAGTGACGGTAAGCCTGTATCGATGGTCAACAACGTCAACCAATTGTTCATTGTGTCGAATGGGCAGGCATATTGCTACACTTTGGCACCCGGACAATGGGCCGCAAACACGGCCTTTACGGTTGATGCGCTGATTCTCGACGGGGCCGGGCATATCCAGAAGGCTATCGCGGCGGCATGGGCAGCGAGCACAGTCTATTCGGTTGGTGCAGAGATTGTTGACGGCAATGGGAACGTTCAAAAGGCATCTCAGGCGCAGTGGTCCGCAGCGACCGTATACGCGCTGAACGCTGCGATTGTTGATGGCGCTGGGCACATTCAGGAGGCAACGCAAGCGGCATGGACAGCCGGCACAACCTATGTTTTAGGTGCAGAGATCGTCGATGCCAAAGGCAATCTCCAGAAGGCTTATGCCTACGCTTGGGTGGCGAATACGGTCTATGCGCTCGGGTTTCAGCTTGTTGACAGTAACGGAAACATTCAGCAAGTGACGACGGCCGGCACGTCTGGGAGTGCTGTACCAGTGTGGGCTACGTCTTCGACGACGACGGACGGAACAACGCTTGTCTGGACCTATCAGGCGAGCGCGGCAGGCAATGCGGGCACATCGGGCACGACTGTTCCGGTGTGGGCAGTGGATGGAGCGACCGCCGATGTCACTGGAAGCACGCTATTCTGGTTCTACGAGGGGTCTGCGGCTGGTAATGCAGGCACGTCGGGCGCGGCCATTCCAATCTTCAACGATGCAGGCGGTACGGCACCAGATGGCACCGGAACGCTGGTATGGAGCGACCAGGGGCTTGCAGTCAACGCAGGGACTTCAGGGACCGCAGTACCGGTCTTCGGGACAGCCACGACATCAGACAACGGAACGCTGGTATGGATTTACCAGTCAGCCTCGAATGGAAGCGCTG